AACAATCCCGAGCACAAGAAAGCACAGACAAGCCTTAGAAAGCGCAGACATAGAGAAGCAACGCCTTCGTGGGTAACACAAGATCAAAAGTGCGCCATGAGGAGCTTGTATCTGCAGGCGCAGGCACTAACAAAAACAACCGGCGAACGATACGTTGTTGACCATATCGTACCTTTGCTTAGCGATGAGGTATGCGGGCTGCACGTTCCTTGGAACCTACGAGTCATAACGCAAGAAGAAAACTTGAAAAAGTCCAACAAGCTTGTTGACACACCATAAAACAAGCGTAAACTTTGCCTAACCGGGCACCCCGGCTTGCTAGACTGAACCCGGCAGACGCCATACCGACTAGCGGCCAATAACTGTATGGAGTACCACCATGTCTCGCACAACTTTTAGCGGCCCAGTAAAATCGAATAACGGCTTTGAAGGCAATGTAACCGGTAACGTAACAGGCGACGTAGCAGGCGCTGTTGACGCAACTACGCTTAGCGCTTCTGGCGTTGTCACCCTGTCCGGCCTGCCAACTAGCGACCCTACCGTAGCTGGCCAGCTCTGGAATAACGCCGGCGTCCTGACTGTTTCTGCAGGCTAATTGATCTAGGGGCTACGGCCCCGTTTAGCCAAGGAGATCAATCATGGCAATGCAGACAGATGTAAAGAGCGGCTCAGGCGCTGCTGGCGCTACCACGGCAATCTATGCGGGCAAAACCCGTTGCAAGGGTCTTGTGGTAACACACCCTGTTGGCGGAGGCACAGTAGTGGTTAAAGACGGCACAACAGCCGTGCTTACGTTTGAAGCCCCTGCCGTAGTTGGCGCAACCAATATCATCATCCCGGGCGAAGGTGTTCTGTGCAGCACAGCGCTGAATATCACATGCCCTGCCGACGTAACAGCGGTTGTCTTTTACGGGTGACATATGGCACTGGACGACGCAACTAAGAAAGAGCTGCTAGACCTTCTTAAGGCGGCAGTCTCTGAGGCGGTTGAATCACACCCGCTGTCAGATGAAGAAGTCATGTGGGTTCGCATGGCAATAAAGGCGGAAGCCGACAGAGCTGCACTACGCAAGGCTGTAATAGAGAAAACTTTTGCCGGCCTAATCTGGCTCGGCGTTCTTTCTGTTGGCGGCTGGGCTGTAGATTACGTAGTAGCTCACTGGAAAGCCTGATATGCCAAGCGTAAGCAAGAAACAACACAACCTCATGGCGGCAGTGGCTAATAATCCAAAGTTCGCCAAGCAGGCCGGGATCAAACAATCGGTAGGAGAAGATTTTATGAAAGCAGATAAAGGTCGCAAGTTCGCCAAGGGCGGCTTAGCTCGTCACGAAGACGAGGCGATGGACAAGAAGATGATTAAAAAGGCCGTTGGCATGCACGATAAGCAACTGCACGGCGGCAAGAAGACTGACATGGCAAAGCTCAAGAAGGGCGGCAAGGTCAAAAAGTATGAAGAAGGCGGCCTGACATTTGCAGACATGCCGGAAGAAGACCGTGCATCTCAGGCTCGTTCCGCTATGGACGCCATCAACGCACGCCAAGCGGCCGCATCTGAAGCAGCTGGTGGGGCAAGCACTATGAAGGCTACTCCGCGCCGTCCTATGGCGCCAAAAGCAGCGGCAAAGCCAGCCGTGAAGTCCTTATCCGTTACTAAAGAAGAAGTCACCGGCCCATCTTCGGCAAAGCCAAAGACAGCTGGACGCAAATCTTTGGAAGAGTATTCTGCTAGTAGCCCATGGAACACTCGTGGCAAGACAAACATTTATGGCTCCGGCGAAAGCCAAGGTTCGTCAAAGCCCGGCGCTCTTGATGAGCTAATGGAGACTGTTCGTAAGGCTCCAAAACTCATGAAAAAAGGCGGCTCCGTAAGTGCAGGAAAACGCGCTGACGGTATCGCACAACGTGGCAAAACAAAAGGAAGGATCCTCTAAAATGGCACGCGATGTATATACCGCCGATATGGGCAACCCACCGGTAGAGCAAGATGCCGGCATTCTCTCTGGCCGTAAGCGCGGTCTTCCTCCTCCTGCAGCTATGTCGCGTCGTCGCCCAGCTGCTATGCCTGCACGTCCTGATCCTGCTGACGCGGATATTTACACTGCTGACAAAGGCATTCAGCCTCCTAGCCCAGATGAAGGCCCGTCAATGATGCGCCGTCGTCCCGGCATGAAGAAGGGCGGCTGCGTCAAGAAGATGGCCTCAGGTGGTAAGGTTGGCTCGGCATCCAAGCGTGCTGACGGTTGCGCCACCAAGGGCAAGACCAAAGGCCGCATGATCTAACAGTAACAAGTTACGGTGACAACATGCTAAGTTCGCGCGGAATGGGGGCAATGCTCCCGGAGAAGATGCCAAAGGCAAAACTGAAGAAGCGCCGTGACAACACGGACTTCACGCAGTTTGCCGAAGGCGGCAAGGTAAAGACGCCGTCCTTAGCTGTTGGCCGTGGCGAGAAGCTGCCGGTATCAAAAGGCGCTGGGCTAACCGAGAAGGGTCGCCCTACCCGCAAAGCTGCTTCACTAAAGCAATGGAACTGTAAATGACCGCCACCGGCACAACCCTGTTTGACCTAGACTTCGCTGAGATAGCAGAAGAGGCTTGGGAGCGCGCCGGCCGCGAAATGCGTTCTGGTTACGATCTTCGTACAGCTCGTCGCTCCATGAACCTAATGACGATTGAGTGGCAAAACCGTGGCCTAAACATGTGGACCATTGAGCCGGGATCGTTCAACATGGTGCAAGGCCAGTTCTGCTACCCGCTACCGGTAGATACGATTGACCTGTTGGAACAGCAGATCCGCACTGGCGCGAACAATTACGCCACGCAGTCGGACCTGAACATCACGCGGATTAGCGTTTCCACCTACTCCACGATCCCCAACAAGATCACGCAAGCTCGACCAATCCAAGTTATGGTGCAGCGCATGTCTGGTCAGTCATCCCCTATTGCCGGCGTGCTTGACGGCGCAATCGACGCGAACGACACAGCCATTGCTCTGACAGATGTGACCGGGCTCCCTGCTTACGGGTTCATTCAGGTTGACGGCGAGATCATCAACTACAGCTACATCGTTAAAGACCCAACCGGCAACGGTGGCACGCTTAACAATTGCTTCCGGGCCCAAGCTAACACGGCGGCCGCATCGCACTTGACCGGCGCAACCGTTTACTGGAACCAACTTCCTGCCGCTGTTGTATGGCCAGTGCCAAACCAAGGCACGTTAGAGAACCCGTACTACACGTTCACGTACTACCGCATGCGCCGCGTACAAGACGCTGGATCTGGTGCTGAAACCGCTGACATGAACTTCCGCTTCCTGCCGGCAGTGACCGCTGGGCTGGCATACTACATTGCCATGAAGGTGCCTGAGCTTGCGCCACGGCTTGAGATGCTGAAGTCTGTGTACAACGAACAGTTTGACCTTTGCGCAGGCGAGGACAGGGACAAAGCACCTGTCAGATTTGTACCACGGATGTTTAGGCCGACATAAAATGGGAAACCGTTTCGCCTCCGACCGAAAGGCAATAAGCGAATGCGATGTTTGCGGCTTTAGATATAAGCGCAAGGAGCTGAAAGAGCTTATAATCAAAGCAAAGAACGTCAACATTCTTGCGTGCCCGGAATGCTGGAACCCGGATCAGCCGCAATTGATGCTTGGCGCTTTCCCGGTTGACGATCCACAGGCTATACGAAACCCACGGCCTGACTTTGCTGGATACCCACAGAGTCGCGCACAAGTAAACAACCCTGTAGGCTTAACAGCAACAGGATTTGTTGGTCAAGTAACAGTAACAATTTAAGGAGCACATCATGGCTTACAAACGTGGCGCCGACGGCGTAGCAAAAAAAGGCAAGACTGACGGAACCAACCTTGGCAACAGCGGCCCGGCGATTGCTATTGAGAACGGCCCTAAGCACGCAGGCAGCAAGGGCGGCAAAACCAACGCTGATATGAAAAAGATGGGTCGCGGTCTGGCCAAGATTGCAGCACAGAAGAAAGGCTAATCATGGCTAAGAACAACAAACCAGCCAGCGCTTACGCCGGCCGATACACAGAAGGTCTGACAGACCAAGAAAAGAACTGTATCAATGACCTTGATATCTCTGTTGGCGGCCTGAGCAAAGGCAACGCTAAGGGTGACAAAGTTAACCCTTACGGCACGCTGGAAATGCGTGGCTTCGGCGCGGCAACCAAGGGCAAGAAGATTAGCGGCAAGATGGGCTAAACCATGAACTACGCTGAGTTAGTCGTACAGATAGAAGATATTACCGAGAACAGCTACTCTACGGTAGACATCGACTCGATGATCCGCCGCACAGAGCAGCTTATCTATAACACGGTACAGCTTCCGTCGCTTCGCAAGAACGTGACTGGCACGCTAACGTCTGGCAATAAGTACCTAGCTAGCCCGGGTGATTTTTTGTCTGTGTACTCTCTCGCCGTGATTAAGGCGAACGGAGACTACCTCTACCTGCTCAACAAAGACGTAAACTGGCTGCGTGAGGCGTACCCCAACCCCAACGTTACTGCGCTGCCCAAGTATTACGCAATCTTTGGCCCAACCACAACAAACACAGACCCTCCGGCGGTAACAAATGAGCTATCGTTTATTGTGGGGCCAACCCCTAACGCAGCCTACGATGTGGAGCTGCATTACTTCTACCTGCCTGAGTCTATCGTTGACGCAGGTACGTCTTGGCTTGGTGACAACTTTGACTCTGCTTTGCTTAATGGATGCCTCATTGAGGCGGCACGATTCATGAAGGCCGAAGCAGACATTATTGCCAACTACGAAAAACTGTACCTGCAGTCTATTGCCCTGCTGAAACAGCTTGGCGACGGCAAGATGCGCACAGACGCATATCGCAGCGGCCAAGTAGTGGATAAGGTGAGCTAATGATTACGCAAGCAATGTGTACGTCTTTCAAGGTTGGGCTTCTCAACGGGGAGTTTGACTTTGGCACGGGCACGACACAAACGTTTAAGGTTGCTCTCTATACGTCAGCGGCAAACCTATCTGCGGCTACAACGGCTTACTCGTCTACGAATGAGGCTTCTGGTGCGGGGTACACGGCAGGTGGTCAAGCAGTATCGGTCTCTGTCGTGCCAACGAGTACAGGCACAACCGCTTTCTTGAGCTTCTCGGATGTAACGTGGAGCAACACAACTTTGATTGCCCGCGGCGCTTTGATCTATAAGGCCGACGGCGTAACAAATCCGGCGATTGCCGTGCTAGACTTTGGCGAAGACAAGCAAACCAATGCTGGTGATTTCGTCATCAACTTCCCTCTGGAAGATGCTGCTAATGCCATAATCCAGATTGCATAAAGGAACGACAATGATTAACAACGAAGCAAAAGGCAACGACCGCGTAGCCTGCTCAATCGAGCAAAACATCGGTTCTAGCGAAGGCGCTGCTGGCGGCGGCGTATTTCATTTCCAGTGCCACGATAAAGATGGAAACCTAAAATGGGAAGATATCTGCCACAACCTCGTGGTGAATGCTGGCCTTCAGGATATGAATAACAAATACTTCAAGGGTTCTGGTTACAATGCCGCTTGGTATCTTGGCCTTGTTGATGCTTCTGGCTTTACCGCATACTCGGCTAACGACACGATGGCATCGCATACTGGCTGGACAGAAACAACCGCGTACTCC